GGATTGCGGCGCTTCAGGAGGTTCGTCATGGCTGAACCTGCCCGCAGGCCGGCGAAGGCCTTGGCTGACGGATATGCGCTCTGCACGCCCGCTGGCCAGCTCCTGCCGCATACCTACCGGGAAACCGAGGCGGGCGCTATCGCCACCCTCTTTTCCGCCAACGCACTCGCTCGCCAGGCATGGGCGCTTGCCGAGGCGGACGGATGGTCGGTCGAGTACGTCTACGCCCGTTTCTTCTCGCCGGTTTTCTTCGTCGATGTGGTTCCCGAGCCGAGGCCCGAGGCTTCCGCCGATGCCCAATTTGGCTCACCACCAGCCGCTATCCTTGCCAGCGACATAGATGTCGAATGCGCCCAGCGCGAGCGTAACCAACAAACCAGCAAGGCCAATCCAGTCTCCAACAGTCATCACGTTGTCTCCAAAAACGACAGCTTCCGAAGCACCGTGAATGATGAATGGTTGTCATCACCAATCGGTGAGGCGATGATGGACGCCCTGTCTAGTGCACGCCTCGCAACACTCCGGCAGCAAGCCGGATGCCCGGCCTGCGCCGCTCGCGTGAAAATCCACGGTGCATCCGACGGCCGCTTCTCCGTGCTGTTCGCTTGCGGTGCCATCTTCGACGTCGCCGAAGGCAAGCCGATCTCGGTTCTTCACCCGTGCCCGGCTCCGTCGAATGTCGCGGTCGCGGCCCTCAATCGTGAAGCGGGGGAAGCGGTATGACCAGCGAAGCCGTTAGAAAGCGCGTTGCCGCGCTGCTGAACAAGACGTTGGAGCGCGGCTGCACGGAGGCCGAAGCCTTGGCTGCGGCGGCGAAGGCTGCCGAACTGATGCGCGAGTACGGTATTTCGGAAGCCGATCTGGCGATAGACGAGGCGTCGGTGCGACGGCGCACCGAGGGGCACTCGGCGCGCGACTATCTGTGGCGGCGGCTTGCATTCGCGACCAACACCGTCACCATTATGGACGTCGATCAGGCGAAAGCGATCCGCACCTATCTCGGCCGGGAACCCGGTCCGCAGATCGCCTCCTATCTCCATGTCGTCCTTGACCGAGCACTTGATAGGGCCGTCGCCGACTTCAAGGGTGGAACATATTATCGTCGCCGCCGGACGTTGGCGACGAAGCGGCAGGCAGTGGCGCAATTCACCCAGGGGATGGTTGCACGCCTCATTGTTCGCCTGGACGAGCTCTTCGCGGACGGCATCTCATCTGAGGCTTGGGATGCCGCTAACTCCGCGCTGATGGCCCGCTATCCCGGTTCCGTCTCCCTCGACGTGCGGCAGCCCACGGTAAAGAAAGTCACCACCGCATCGATGGACGGCTATCTTGCCGGAGATGCCGTCAGCCTTGCACATGGCGTCGGGGGCGGGGGCCCGGTCGCAATGATCGGCGGTGCGAGATGAACACCATCGCCGTCATCAATGTCGCCAAATCGCAGCTCGGTATGGAGGAAGACGCCTATCGCGCGCTGCTCGTGCGTGTCACCGGCATGGCCTCTCTGCGCGCCATGTCCGAGCGTCAGCGGATCGCCGTTGTCGAGGAGCTGAAGCGCATGGGCTTCCGCGTCACCGCCAGCGGAAAGAAGCTGCCGGCTTCACCGAAGCCGTACATTCGCCTGATCCATGCCCTCTGGAAATCCTGCCAGCGCCTTGGCGTGCTGGAGGATGGCTCGCGTGGTGCGCTGCGGGTCTTCTGCCGGAATATCCTCTTCCCCGGCAACCCGACCGTGGCCGTCGATCCGGACACGCTCGATTATGAGAAGGCGTCGAAGGTCATCGACGCGCTGAAGGCCATGGAAAAGCGCGGGAAGGACGCGGCCCGCGCATGAGGGAGGAAATCACGCTCCCCGACTCGATTCAGGAGATTGCGGAGACCATCGGCCTCCGCCTCGCGTTGCGTATCGTGCAGGAGTTCGGCGGCATGGACGTAGAGTTCCCCGCCCGGCCGCATGACGAGCACCCGATCATTGCCGCTCTTGGCAAGGATGATGGTTATGCGATATGCGAATATATGAACGGCCAGTCCTTCTCCGTTCCGGTCTGCAAAGTTCCCCGGAACTGGCGCGCTGAGATCAAGCGCCTGGAGGCCGAGGGGCTCTCGCGCGGGGAGATCGCCCGGCGGCTCGGCATTACGCAGCGGTGGGTCCGGAAGGTCGCCAATGCGCCGCCGCCAACCCCGAAGCAAATGAATTTGTTTGACACATAGCGCCCGGAACGAGTTCCGGGCGCTTTTGCTTTGCGCCCGCGCAATGGTCTCGCGGTATTCATTCGCGAGGCCCCATGTCCCCCATCAAAAATTCGACGACCTTTTTCGCCTATGTCAGGCGCTCGCCCTTCGGCGGGCGGCTTTCGCAGGCACAGGTCGATGGCATCAATTCGATTCTGGCGGCGTGGGACTACTACGGCCTGACGGACCGGCGCTGGCTGGCATGCATGTTTGCCGAGACCTTCCACGAGACCGGCGGGCGCATGATGCCGGTGCGAGAAACCTTCGCCTCGTCCGACGCTGGTGCGCGCGCTGCCCTGGAAAAGGCGTGGAAGGCCGGTCGGCTCAGTTCGGTCAAGACGCCGTATTGGCGCGAGAACTATTTCGGCCGTGGTCTGGTGCAGATCACCCACGAGGAGAACTACCGGACGCTCGGCGAGCGGCTTGGCGTCGACCTCGTGGCGCATCCCGAAATGGCGCTGGACCCGGAGATCAGCGCCAAGATCGTCGTCGTCGGCATGGCGGAAGGCCTCTTCACCGGCAAGAAGCTCGAAGACTACTTCAGCCACAAGGCGGATGATCCGGTCGGCTCCCGCGCCATCGTCAACGGCAAGGACAAGGCCAAGTTGATCGCTACCTATTACAAGGCGTTCCTCGACGCCATCGAGGCGTCGGCAACGGCCGGTCCCACCAGCGACGCCACACCCGAAATGGCCAAGCCCGATGATGTGAAACCGTCCGAAAGCGGTTCCGCCCTTTCGATCCTGACCGGCCTTGGCGGTTCGGCCGCCGCCTCGGCGCTTCTCGGCGTCAACAATCCGTGGGGGTTCGGCATAGCCGCCCTCATCGTCCTTACCGGCGCTGCGGCGGGATACATGCTGCTGTCCGGGCGCTGGACGATCAACCGGGGCAGTGCCGTAGTATGATTTCTGCCCTGCTGCGCTGGCTGACCGGCGACCTCACGGCGGCGCTGGAGCGCGCCTATACGGCCAAGCTTGCCGCCGACACCGACGAAAAGCGGCTGATCGCTGATGCGGCTATTGCCGATATCAATCGGCAGATCGAGGCCGCGCAGAACGTCAAGGACGTGCGCCTGGCTACGGCCGGCGCATGGGAGATGCGGCTGATCACCGCCGTCATCGCCGGCTGCTTCGCGCTTCACCTCCTGCTGGTCACGCTCGACACCTGCTTCGCGCTCGGCTGGCGCATCGCCAAATATCCTCCTCCCTTCGATCAGTGGGAGGGGGCCATCCTTCTTTCCTTCTTCGGCATTCAGGTTGTCGGCTCCGGCCTGACCGTCATTGCCGCCGCAATACGAGGTCGCAAATGACGCCCCCCGAAACCATCCTCGGCCTGAAGGTCGCCACGCTTGTATCCTCGGCGGTGGCGGCCATCGTGTCGGTCGCGCTCGACTGGCGCTCCTACGACCCGGTGACGGCCGTGGCCTCCGTCGTCGCCGGTGTCTTCGTCGCCGTTGTCGGGACGGAGCTGACCCTCGCGCTGATCGGTGCGAGCGACAACCCCGGCTCGTGGGGCTATGCGGTCGCGGGGGTCTACGGGATTTCCGGCTGCAACATCGTGCGCTGGCTGAAGCGCGCGTCCGTGGACCCGCCGCAGCTCGTCAAGGATATCCTCGGCCTCGGGAAGGGCGGCGGCAAGCATGGCGAGTGATCACGATACCCGCCGCAAGGCCCGTTCGGACTACGTCTATCGCCGGATGACCGGCGCGACGATCGCGCTTTCGCTCAACATTTCCCAGGCGACGTTCGGCCGCTGGAAGAAGGCGGCGAAAGATGACGGCGACGATTGGGACATGGCGCGCTCTGCCGCCGTGATCGCGGGCGAGGGCCTCGACACAGTCGTCTCGTCGGTTGTCGAGGACTTCGTGATCATGGCGCAATCTCTCTTGGAGGAGGTTAAGAGCGAGAAGCTCAGCCTTGATCAGAAGATCAAGCACATGGTCGCACTCGGCGACGCCATGGTGAAGGTGACCGCTTCGGCCGGCAAGCTCGCCCCGAAGATTTCCGAACTCGGCGTAGCGCAGAGCGTTGTCCGGCACCTGATCGAGTTCGTCCAGGAGCAGTTCCCGCAGCACATTTCCGTGGTGCAGGAAATCCTGATCCCGTTCGGTGACCGTATCGCCAGTGCGTTTTCGGCATGAAGCGACCGAACCTGAAAGCCAAGGTCAGCGAAAGGGACTTTCGCGACTGGATCGAGGAAAAGGCCAACGAGCTCGCCCGGTGGGTGGACCTCGCCGTTACCGCCTTCGCCGCCGATCCGGTCGCGAGGGCGGAACGGCTCCGCAAGGTTCGAGATCCGCAGACAGGTTTTCAGTTCTTTCTCGAAACCTACCTGCCGCACTACGTGAAGGGCGAGCATAGTCATTTTCACCGGGCGATCTTCGCGCGAGTGCCGGAAATCCTTGCGAGCAAAAAGGGCGTTAGGGACCTCTTCACCGCGCCCCGCGGTTCCTCGAAGTCCACGCACCTTTCGCTCGGCTTAGCGCTCTACTGCATCTGCCTCGGGCACAAGCGCTATATTCTTGAGGTCTGCGACGTCTACGCGCAGGCCGCGCTGCTGATTGAGGCGATCAAGGCCGAGCTCACGGAGAACCCGCGTCTTTCGTACGACTTCCCCGATGCCACCGGGGCCGGCCGCGTTTGGCGCGAGGGCGAGATCGTCACGCGTAACAATATTCGTATCGAAGGCCTCGGCGCGCTCCAGAAGCTGCGTGGTCGTCGCCATGGTCCGTTCCGGCCCGACCTCATGTTCTTCGACGACCTGGAGAACGACGAGGCGGTGCGCTCCCCCGAGCAGCGCAAGAAACTGGAGACGTGGATCAAACGCGCAGCCCTGAAGGTCGGCCCGCCGGATGGGTCCATGGACGTCGTGTGGGTCGGTACGGTTCTGCATTATGACGCGGTGCTGGTCCGTGCCTCGAAGTCTCCGGTCTGGCGCGTTGCCGAGTTCCAGGCGATCCTGCGTTTCCCCGACCGGATGGACCTTTGGGACCAGTTCGAGGAGGTCTATCACAATGACGGGGAGGATGCCGCCCGCGTGTTTTATGATGCGCGCAAGGCGGAGATGGATGCTGGCGCCATCGTCAACTGGCCGTCGATGCAGCCGCTCATCTGGCTCATGTTCGAGCGTGCGGCCGATCACGATTCCTTTGCGACGGAATATCAGAATAAGCCGATCAACGCCGGCAGCCCCTTCTCAAATCTAACGTTCTGGACGCAGCGTGTCCCGTCGCTGATCCATTTCGGCGCGATAGACCCGTCGCTCGGCAAGAAGGCCAACGGCCGCGACCCGAGCGCGATCCTGATAGGCGGGTTCGACCGCATGACCGGCACGATGGACGTGCTGGAGGCGTCGATCCGTCGCCGGCTGCCCGACCTGATCATTTCCGACGTCATCGCCCTTCAGAAGGAATATCGCTGCCTGCTCTGGTTCGCGGAGGCCGTCCAGTTTCAGGAGTTCCTGCGCACCACGTTGATGGCAACGGCGGCGAAACAGGGCGTCGGCATCTCAGCCGTCCCGATCACGCCCCATGCCGACAAGAATCTGCGCATTGAGCGCCTTCAGCCGCCGATGGCGGCTGGCCTCATCCGGGTCAATCCGACGCAAAAGACGCTGATCGAGCAGCTGCAGCAATGGCCCGACGCCGACCACGACGACGGGCCCGACTGCCTGGACATGCTTTGGCAGAATACCTTGCTCTACGGCGGCGGCCGGGCCGGCGGCTCCGGCGGCCGCATCATGATCGCATCCGCACCCGGCGTTGATCGCCTTGGAGACTACCGCCTATGAGCCGCCGCAAACACAAGAAATCCACATCGTTTGCCGCACCGGCGGACCGCAGGAACCTGCCGGCCGAGGCGCGCACGCTGATCGCTGACGCCCGCAACGACATCACCATTCCGTTCTTCAGCGGAGCGCTTCAGCATGCCGATGATACGCTCATCCAGCGCGGCGGCGGCAAGGGTCTCAAAATCTATGACGAGATCAAGCGCGATCCGAAGGCCGCCGCTTGCCTCACCAAGCGCAACAAGCATCTGGTGGCCCGGGAATGGGAGGTCGAGCCAGCTTCGCCCGCGCCTCGCGACGTCGAGGCGGCGGACTTCGTGCGGGAAACCCTCAAGACCTTGCCCTTCGACAGGATCAGCGAGGACCTTTCGGGCGGCGCGATCCTGAAGGGCTTCGCCGTCTCGGAAGTCGTCTGGAAGCGCGACCGCAACCGGATCGTGCCCGAGAGGATCGTCAGCCACGATCAGCGCCGCTTCGCCTTCGGCCAGGACTGGAAGCCTCGTCTGCGCACCTGGACGAATATGAATGATGGCGTCGAGCTTCCCGACCGGAAGTTCATTGTTCATCGCCAGGGCGTCGTCGGGAACAACCCCTACGGTCTCGGCCTCGGCCATCAGCTGTTCTGGGCCGTCCTCTTCAAGCGGGAAGGTATAGCCTTCTGGTTGCACTTCCTCGACAAGTTCGCCGGCCCGACTGCTGTGGCGCAGACGCCCTATGGCATGTTGTCCGAGGAGCAGAACGAGCTCCTCAACAAACTTTCCGCGATCCGCACCGCGTCGGCCATCACCGTGCCGATGGGTACGGACGTCAAATTCCTTGAGGCCGTTCGCTCGGGATCGGTCTCCTATCAGGAATGGCTGGAATATTGGGACAAGCAGATCGCCATCTGTATCCTGGGCGAGACGCTCACCACCGATATCGGTCCCAGCGGTTCCCGCGCGGCCGCCGAGACCCATGCCGGTATCCTCGACATGCTGGTGGACAGTGACGGCGACGATCTGTCCGACACGCTCTATGAGCAGCTTCTGACGTGGATGGTCGAATATAACTTCCCCGGCGCTGGCGTCCCTCGCGGCTGGCGCGTGCGCCCGAAGAACGAAAAGGAAAAGGCCGAGACCCGCAAGGCGAAGGCCGAGGCGGCGTCTTCGCAAAATGCCGCCCTTGTCGGCATTCTTGAGACGGCCGGCATGATCGACGACGACACTACCGCCCGCGAGTTCATCGTGTCCTTCGAGCTCACCCACGCGCTGTCCGATGATGCAATTGACCGTCTGGTGGAGGCTCGCTTTGCCTTCATGGAAGGCGGGAAGGCCGGCCGCGATCTTCGGAAGGTCGCTAGCGAAAACCCGGTCTTCGCTGCCTTGTTCAACGGGGCCGGCTCAAAAAAAAAGCCTGCAATCCGGTAGGGTTTGCTAACGACCAGGACGGTGACCCCGTCCCGGCGCTCGCCGATCTGCTAGAGGCGGCGGCCGATAGGCATCTGACCCGCCGCCTGGACGCGGTGAAGCTGGCGCTCGATGCTCCGTCCTTCACCGCCGCCGCCGGTGCGCTCCTCGATCTCGCCGCCCGCTGGTCGCCGGTCGCCTTCGGGGGGCTTCTCAATGACGCCCTGGAGGCCGCGATGTATGCCGGCAGGGATGCTGTCTTTGATGACGGTCTAGATCTCGCGTCTTTTGCCGAGGGTGATGGTTTCAGCGTCTTCAGCCAGCCGTTCCGCGAACAGATCGAGTTTTTCCGCCAGAAACGGGTGAAGCCGACCAAGGCGTTTACCGATGCGCTGCGCGGCGTTCACGACCGCGCCTTCGTCATAGCCGGCGGAACCGACCTTGCCATGTTGTCGGATTTCCAGACGGCTATCGCCGACGCCATGGAGAATGGCGGCACGCTGGAGGATTTCCGCAAGGACTTCGACCGGATCGTTAAAAAATACGGCTGGAGCTACAAGGGTGAATATGGCTGGCGCACGCGCGTCATCTTCGAGACGAACATCCGAACCGCCTACATGGCCGGCCGCCTGAAGCAGATGCGCGATCCGGACGTGATGCGCTTGCGTCCCTGGTGGGAGTACCGTCATGGCGAGACCCGCATCCCACTCCATCCCCGAAAGTTGCACCTGAGCTGGCACGGAACGATCCTGCACTGCACCGATGAATGGTGGAAGACGCATTTCGCGCCGAACGACTACCTTTGTTCGTGTGGCGTGCGTACGTTGTCCAACGCGGACCTGAAGAGGCGCGGCAAGTCTGGCCCGGACCCCGCCCCGCCGA